AAAAGAACAATTAAGTGAAGATGAAAAACTTATAAAAAAATTAATAGATGCCTTACAATAAAATAAACGCAACACCTAGTAAAACTAGTCCAACTGGAGGTAGACGTGGTTGCCTTTGTAAAAATGGCACATATAGTACCAAGTGTTGTAATGGTGATCTACAAAACCAAGGTATAGGCCCTCTAACAGGCCAAAATGGTTGAATTTATAACAACCAATATCAAATAATGTTTTTTAAAAAAATAACCTAATAATATATATTAAAATGGATGCTAAAGAAACTTTGAATAAAGTAAGAACTATTCTAGGATTAGAAGTAATCTTAGAAGAAAAGTTACTTGAAAACGGAACTAAGTTTGTTGCCGAGAAATTTGAAGGCGGCAATGAAGTCTTTATTAAAACTGAAGACGACGAAAAAATACCAGTACCAGCAGGTGAATATTTAATGGATGACGGTGTAGTGTTATACGTTAAAGAAGATGGAGTAATTGATTCTATGGGTGAGGAAAAGAAAGAAGAAGAAGAGGAAGAAGAAATGAAATATGACGATAAAGAGGAAATGGCTGAGGAAACTGAATTAGAAGATGATGGTAAGGAAGCTGACGTAGAGGACTGGGCAGGTATGGAAAAAAGAATTAAAAACCTTGAAGATGCAGTTGCTGATCTTAAAAGAGAGCATGAAGAAATGATGCCAAAAGAGGAATTAAGTTCTGAAGTAGTTGAAGAGTCTAACGAAGAAGTAGTTGAAGAATTACAAAAGGAAGAACTTTCTGAAGCACCAAAACAAATAAAACATAATCCTGAAGCTAATAAAGAAATCGAATTAACTAAAATCGGTAAAGTTTCAGATTTAAGACAAAGAGTATTTAATCAAATTTTTTCAAAATAATAATCAATAATTAATTTTTAACAATGGCAACAACAGTAAACATTACATCAACTTATGCTGGAGAATTTAGTCAGAAGTACATTTCTGCGGCATTATTATCGTCTTCTACTATTGCAGACGGAGGAGTTGAAGTTATGCCAAACGTAAAATTTAAGGAAGTAATTCAACGTGTTGAAACTGGTTCTTTAATTGCGGATGGTTCATGTGACTTCGACGCTAGTTCTTCGGTAACTTTAAGCGAAGTAATTTTGCAACCAGAAGAATTTCAGGTAAATTTACAATTATGTAAATCAGACTTTATTAATACATGGGATGCAATTCAAATGGGATATAGCGCATTTGATCAACTTCCTACTTCTTTTGCGGACTATTTAATCGCTCACGTAGCAGCTAAAGTAGCAGCTCAAAACGAAATTAACATCTGGCAAGGTACTACAGGTACAGCTGGTGAATATGACGGTCTTGAAGCATTAGCAGCAGCAGGTGGTTCAGGAGTAGTAGCAGTAACAGGAACAACTTTAACTTCAACTAACATTTTAGCTGAAATGCAAAAGGTTGTAGATGCTATTCCTAATGCTTTATATGGTAAAGAAGATTTAAAACTTTATATTAGCCCTAAAGCAGCTAAATTATATGTACAAGTTCTTGGCGGTTTTGCAGCTACTATTGGTGCAAACGGTGTAGACAACAAAGGGACAATGTGGTATAACAACGGTTCTTTAAGCTATAACGGAGTTCCAATTTTTGTAGCAAGAGGATTAACTGCAGATCATATGTTTGCAGCAGAATCTAGCAACTTTTTCTTCGGCACTGGTCTTATGAATGACTGGAACGAGGTAAGAGTAATTGATATGGCTGACATCGACGGATCTAAAAACGTTAGAATCGTTATGAGGTTTACAGCTGGATGCGCAATTGGCGTTGGAGCTGACGTAGTATATTATTCATAAATATTAACCTATATATGGGGGATTAATTTCCCCCTTATATCAAAAAACTTTAAATTATGTCTTGTGATATTTCTTTAGGTAGATTAGAACCATGTAAAGATTCCGTTGGAGGGATTAGAGCAATTTATTTTATAAACTACACAAATGGTTTATTAGATACTGCTACTTTTGACTCAGACGAAATTATTACAGGTTTTGCTTCTGCTTTAACTTTGTACAAATATGATTTAAAAGGTGCTAATTCGTTTGATGAAACAAATGAAAACTCTAGAGAAAATGGAACTAGCTTTTTTACACAAACAGGAACAATTGTTCTTAAGAAGCAAGACCCGACTACTAGAAAGCAAATGAAACTACTTAGCTGGGGGAGACCACAAATAGTAGTTGAATTTTATAACTATGGCGCGAGCGACGAAACTAGATATGTTTTAGCAGGAATAGAAAATGGTTGTGAGGTAGCTCCTTCTACTGCTTCTGGAGCAGCAATGGGAGATTTAAACGGGTATAATATTACCTTTACTGGAACTGAAAAAGAACCAGCTTTCTTTATTGACCCTACAATTATTAACGACACAACAAATACAACTGTTGTAAGCGGCACATAATACTTTTTAATTTTCATATTTTAAGAGCCTCTATTTTTATAGGGGCTTTTTTTTGTATTATAACAAAAACTACATTTTTATGTTTTATAAAAAACAACAATGATAATATTAACAACTAGTAGTTCAGCGCAGGAAATTAAATTTATTCCTAGAGAATATACAGCTACTAGTGTTGTTATACATAACGAAGATACTAACACAAGCACAACATATTCAGGACTAACATTTACAACTGAAGCATATTATTTAAAAACAGATGTTACATTTAATCCGGTGCTAAAGGAAGGTACTTTTTACAATATTAGTGTTCTTAATGGTACAGATGTTATTTATAAAGATAATATATTTTGCACAGATCAAACTGTTTCAACTTATAGTATAAATAACAATGAGTATACTGAGCACGAAACTACAAACGAATACATTGTATTATGACAAATGATTTATTCATAACAAATTTAGCAGCTTATACTGCACCTAAAATAGTTGAACTCAAGAATAAAGAGTGGGTTTATTATGGTGATGATAACCAATATTTTAATTACCTAATAGAACTTTATTTAAATTCAACAACAAATCATAGTATAATTAACGGTGTATCAAATCAAATTTATGGTAGAGGTATTGCGGCTTTAAATGCTGATAAAAAACCAGAGCAATATGCCGAAATGATGTCTATATTTAGAAAAGATTGTTTACGTAAATACATAAAAGATTTTAAAATATTTGGAATGGCTGCTTTACAAATAACATACCAAAATGGTAAAGTTGTAAGCGCAACGCATTTTCCAATGGAAACGTTAAGAGCAGAAAAATGTAACGAAGACGGGGAAATAGAAGCATGGTATTATAGTAATGATTGGTCAACAATGAAACCATCAGATAAACCTTTACGTATACCAGCATTTGGTTTTGGTAATAATGCTCAAAATGAAATGTATGTGTTAAGACCATATGTACCTGGGCACTATTATTATTCACCCTGTGATTACACTGGAGGTTTACCATATGCTAAATTAGAAGATGAAATTAGTGACTACCTAATTAATGATACAATAAATAACTTTAGTGGAACTAAGGTTGTTAACTTTAACAATGGTGTTCCTGAGCCTGATAAAATGCAGCAAATAAAAAGCGATGTAATGAATAAGCTCACGGGTAGTCGTGGTGAAAAAGTAATTGTAGCCTTTAATAATAACTCAGAATCAAAAACAACTGTTGATGATATACCATTAAATGATGCTCCTGCACATTACCAATATTTAAGTGATGAGTGTTTTAGAAAATTAATAGTAGCACATAGAGTTACCTCACCTATGTTATTAGGAATTAGAGAAGGTAACAATGGATTAGGTAATAACGCTGACGAAATAGAAACAGCTACATTATTAATGGATAACATTGTAATTAAAAGTTACCAAGATCAAATCATTGACTCTATGGACGAAATACTTGCTATCAATGAAATAGCATTAGATTTATATTTTAAAACCTTAAAACCACTTGCATTTAATGACATAGACGAATTACAAGGTGTTGACGAGGAAGTAGCTGAAGAAGAAACTGGTGTTGAAATGAGTGATCAAAGACCAAAGCTAAGTAATGAACAAGCCGATGCTTTATTTACAGCGTTACAAGGAGAGGAAATAGATGATGAGTGGGAAGTGGTAGATGAACGTGAGGTTGATGATGATAATTTAAGTATAAAGGAATGGGCCTCTGCAAGCATTATAGATATACCAGAAACAACTTTAAGTAAAATTAAAAAGGTTTTATTTAATAACCCAAGTCCAATTGCTTACAGTGAAGGAAAATGGTCTGATTTGGATAGCAAAAATTATAAGATACGTTATCAGTATTTTAAAAAGTCAAAAGCTAAAACAATACAAAAGGATAAAACTAGTTATAAGTCGAGACCATTTTGTGATAATATGATGCAATTATCAGATAAAGGCATTGTTTATAGAATAGAAGATATTGATAAAGCAAGTAGGGAAGGAATAAATGGAGGATTTGCTCGTGAAGGTCAAGACAGCTATGATTTATTTAAATATAAAGGTGGTTGTTATTGCAGACATGCTTGGAAAGAAGTTCTTTATAGAAGAAAAAAAGGAGCAGAGGTTTCACCTGATCTAGCTAATTATCGTAAGACTGGCGAGATTCCAAAAACATATAAACGTAATCCTTGGGGTAGTAAACAAGCTAAAGAAGCGACATTTGATTTACCGAACCATGGAAGTTTAAAATATAAATACTAATGGCAACAGCATTATTTGTAACAACAAAAGATATTAAACGCTACTCTGTATTATCTGGGAATGTAGACCCTGATAAATTTATTTACATGGTGGAGATTGCTATGGACACAGAAATACAAAATTATACAGGTACTAAGTTGTATGAAAAAATACAAAACCTTATAGTTGCTGGAACAATTAATGATCCTGCTAATGCTGATTATAAAACGCTTTTAGAAACTTATTTAAAGCCTATGACTATTTACTGGGCTTTAACTACATATATGCCATTTGCTGCATATACAGTGGCTAATGGCGGAGTATATAAACATACTAGTGAAAGCGCTGTAACTGTAGAGAAAAATGAAGTAGATTATTTACAAGAAAAATATAGAGATATTGCACAATATTACACTAATAATTTTATAAATTTTATGGTGTATAATCAGTCAACTTATCCTGAATATAATCAGAATACAGAAGACGATACATACCCAAGTAGTAACGCAGATTTTGGTGGATGGGTATTATAAAATACAAAACAAAACAAGAAAATATTGTTAAGTTACAACAATTTTTAAATGAAAAATATGTGGATACAAACAAACACGTTAAACCTAAAAATAAAATATGAGTATTGTAGCTAATACAGGCAACTGGGGAAAAATATATAGTTATAGTTGGTGGGGTTCTACTACTAATGATGTTAACTTTGGTGATGATTACTATGTAAGTTATTTGCTTAGTGATCTGGAACGTAGAGTACAAATTTACGAAAACAACACCATGTCAATACAATTGTTAAACAACTTAAAACAATGTTATGAGTAACCTATTACGTAAAGCATCCATAATAACCACACCTACAGCTTATGCTGAGGACTTTCTGTATAACATTAAACCTGCAGGAGGTTTAGGAGATGAGATTGTTACTAATGGTACATTTGATACAGATTCTAATTGGAACAAAACAGGCACTTGGACTATATCAAATAATTCTGCTACTGCTGATGCAGACAGCACATCACAATATTTACAACAAGATTTCACAATAACAAACGGAAAAATATATGAGTTTAATTATGTTATTTTACAAAATACACTCAACGGTAATGGTGCTGCGTTAAGTAGCTTTGGTGGTTTTGGAACAGTAGCTATAAGTAATGAAATAGGACAACATAAAACATTTATAACAGCAACAAATTCTTCAGCAGCGTATGTTTTAAAGATAGGTGTTTCATCTACCTGCACCACAGGAACAATTATTATAGATAATGTAAGTGTTAAAGAAGTGGTTGATTTTAGCTTCGACAGAAACTCAACAGGAACAAGAGTCAATGAAGATTATCTTATAGAAGATGTGCCTTATAATTTATTAAGACATAGTGAAAGTATATTATCTACAACTAATTGGTCAATCGTTGGCGCAACTACTGAAATAGGTTATAGCGACCCACAAGGAACTTTAAATGCTGTTAAAGTAACACCTACAGGCAACGACCCATATGTTTATGGTAATATTCAAAATTTATCTTATAAAACTTATACAGGGTCTATATATGTAAAAGGCTCAGAAGCAGCAGATGGTTTAAGTATTAGGTTATGGTTAATTAGAGATAATGTAGAATTTCCATTTGAAGATTTTACACTAACAACTGAATGGCAAAGGTTAGAAATTA